ATCGGTGAGTTCAGCTACGGTTTTGCCAGACAAAAGTTTTCAGGTGGTGCTACTACACAAACCTTATGGGGTGGTGTTGAGTTTGGTTCAAATAAATTCAAACAGTTCCCTACATATTCTGGACGGCAAGGTCGTGGATCTCGCGGATGGTTCATTTATCCAACCCTTCGCAGAATTCAGCCTGAATTGATTAACAAATGGGAAGAAAGTTTTACTCGCATAATTAAGGAATGGGTCTAATGGCAACCGGTAATCGCACATTAAAGTTATCAATCCTCGCTGATGTTGATGACTTAAAAAAGAAGTTAGGCGAAGCTGATAAAGCCGTTGAAACTAACTCAAGCAAAATTTCAGAGTTTGGAAAGAAGGCTGCTGCTGCATTTGCAGTCGCTGCTGCTGCTGCCGTTGCCTATGGCACTAAATTAGCCATCGATGGGGTCAAGGCTGCAATAGAGGACGAACAAGCACAGTTAAGGTTGGCTGCTGCATTAAGAACCGCTACAGGGGCTACTGAAGGCCAAATAAGGGCAACTGAGGATTTTATCCTTCAGACATCTTTAGCAACAGGTGTAGCAGATGATCAATTGCGACCAGCCATGCAAAGATTGGCAGTATCAACAAAAGACACAGGCGAGGCTCAAAGATTATTAGCACTTGCTTTAGATATTTCAAAAGGTCGTGGTTTAGATTTAGAGCAGGTTGCCAATGCTTTGGGTCGTGCTCAAGATGGCAATACTGCATCACTTGGCAGATTAGGACTTGGTTTATCAAAAACAGAATTAGCCACATTAAGTTTTACAGAAATCCAAACTAAATTATCTGATCTTTATGGTGGCGCAGCAGCTACAAATGCTGAAACATTTCAGGGCAAAATTGATCGCTTAAAAGTAGGTTTTGATGAAGCTAAGGAAAGTTTAGGCGTTGCTTTATTGCCAGCAGTTGAGCAATTTATTACATTTTTAAATGACACAGGTATCCCAACACTTAACGCATTTATTGCAGGATTAACTGGTGATTCAGGACTTAGCAATTCATTAACTTCAACTCAAAAGAATGCTGAGTCATTTGGTAAAGCTATTGGTGTTGTATCTGGCATAATTCAAGGATTTATTACATTTATTAGAGAAGCAATTGGTTTAGTTGTATCTTTAGCAAATGAACTTATTAGAGTTGTTAATATCATTCCTGGCGTAAATATCGGGTCATTACCAAATCCTGCCCCATCAGCCGGCAGATCATCATTACCATCAGTTCCAAGATCAGGTGGCACATACACCACAGGTCAGGGCGTTACCAATATAACTGTTAATGCAATTGATAGTGAAGGTGCTGCTAGAGCTGTTGCAAAAGTAATTAATGAAAGCGCATCTCGATCAACAGGCGCAATCGATTATTACGCTGTTAGACAAAAAGTCGGCTAATGTCAGATTTTAGTCCTGATTGGAAATTAACTGTCGGTGGGGTCGATTATACTGATATTGCTATTTCAGATGTTCAGCATCAAGCAGGTCGATCTGATATTTATCAGCAATCACTACCATCTTATATTCAAGTTACTTTAATTGCCTTAAATGGTCAAACATTACCTTTTGATATTAATGACAGTTTAGACTTACAGGTTAAAGATAGTTCAGGAACTTATGTCAGCCTATTTGGTGGCGATCTAACTGATGTAACAGTTCAGGTCAGAAATACTGGAGCAGCAGCCACAGTAGTTGAATACACATTGATTGCTATGGGATCTTTAGCCAAACTTACAAAAGAAATTTGGGATGACAATATCTCTCAGGCTGAGGACGGCGATCAAATCTACACAATTCTTTCAAGCGTATTGCTTGGAACTTGGAATGATGTTCCAGCAGCTTCACAATGGGCAACATACAATGCAACCGAAACTTGGGCTAATGCAGTTAATCTAGGGCTTGGCGATATTGACCAACCCGGCCTTTACACAATGACTGCTCAATCAACCACAGTTGATACGATTTACAACATAATTTCAGATATTGCTAACTCAGCATTTGGTTATATTTTTGAAGCCAATAATGGAGATATTGGTTATGCTGATGCAGATCACAGACAAAACTATCTGCTTACAAATGGTTATGTTGAATTAGATGCTGGTCATGCTTTAGGTTCTGGCCTATCCACAATTATGCGCTCTGGTGATGTTAGAAATGACATATACATAAATTATGGCAATAACTTCAACTCACAGGTTACAGCTACAGATGCAGCATCAAAAGCCTTATATGGCATTAAAGGCGAAACCATCAATTCTAGGGTTCAAGGTGCAGTAGATGCTCAGGCTATTGCTGATCGCTATATTGATCAAAGAGCCTACCCACAGCCAGCATTCCAATCCATAACATTCCCAATAACTAACTCAGAAATTGACAATGCTGATCGTGATGATCTATTGGCTGTTTTCATGGGAATGCCGGTTGATATTAGAAATCTGCCAAGCCAAATATCAGGTGGCACATTTCAAGGATATGTTGAGGGCTGGTCATGGAGCACACGATTTAATGAGCTGTTTTTAACAATCAATGTTTCACCAACTGCATTCAGCCAAGTGGCGATGCGTTGGAATACCACGCCAATCACAGAGGCTTGGAACACAATAGACCCAACATTAACTTGGGAATACGCTACAATAGTCGCATGAGGATAGGATAAAATGGCAACCACTACCAATTATAGCTGGACTACTCCAGACGACACCGCGCTAGTAAAAGACGGCGCAGCAGCAATTCGCACTCTTGGATCATCTGCTGACACAACAGTTAAAGCATTAAATCCGGGAACTACTGCTGGAGATATTGATTATTACACAACATCAACTGCAAAAGCCCGAATTGGAATTGGAACTGCTGGACAAGTCTTGGCAGTAAATTCTGGAGCAACTGCCCCTGAATGGGTTACATCATCAAGTGGTGGTATGACTTTAATTAGCACAACCTCTGCAAGCAATAGTGCTGCTATAAACTTGACTTCAATCCCACAAACATATAATGAATTATATATCTATGTTAGAAATTGCTTACCTGCAAATGATGGTGGTGAGTTAAGATTTAGATTTAATAATGATACTGGCGGAAGTAGGCATCAACATATTTATTGGGGTAATGAAACTTCAACTGCTCAAACTTTTACTGGCACATCATTTCAATTGGCCGAAGCAAACGATAACAGCGTTGGAAGCGGTTTTAGTTGGATAAGAGTTCCAGATTACAAAAACGCAACTACTTGGAAAACTACAACTTCAGTTGGTGTCACAGTAGATCCTTCAACAACAACTTCTTTTAGAAGTCGTTTCAATGTTGGAATTTACAATCAGACTGCTGCTATAACAGAAATAAACTTTTTTATGAGTTCAGGCAATATAACATCAGGTGATTTCTTATTATACGGAGTTAAATAATGACTAAAGCAAAATTGAAAATTACAGAAGTTAATTGCACAACTGGCGAGGAAATTGTTAGAGATGCAACTGCTGAGGAAATTGCCCAGATTGAGTTAGATGCTGCTAATGAGGCAACAGCAAAAGCCGAAGCAGAAGCAAAAGAAGCAGCACGCCAAGTAATTCTTGATCGCTTGGGTTTAACTGCTGATGAAGCAAAATTGCTACTTGGCTAATGAAGCCTTACCTATCTAAAGCTGCTGATACTTTACGCGATCAAGTAAATGATACTTTCGTGGATCGCAGCAGGAAAGCTGATGGGTGGATCGGTGATCTTAAGCATCAATCAAGGAAGTCCGACCATAACCCAAGATCATCAGGTGAAGTATGCGCGATCGATATTGACGCTGGCTTATCTGACGAACAAGGGATTAGTCATGCTCTGGCAGATCAGCTTCGACTCGCAGCAAAAAAAGATAAGCGTATATCTTACATAATTTTTAGCAGAAAAATATGCTCAAGAAAATCATTATGGCGATGGGTCGCGTATAAAGGCTTAAACCCACACGAAAAACATATTCATATTTCTTTTAAGCCAAATCAAACTGGCGAGAAGTTCGACATCCCACTACTGAAAGGCAATTAATGAAACTAACTAAAAAACACAAAGCAGCAATTAAGTCATACTTGAGAGCTGTAGCAGCTAGTGGAATAACAGTTGCTTTAGCAATCGTGGCTGACATTCATCCAGCCTATGCAACTATGCTTGGTGCAATTGTTGCGCCTATTGCAAAGGCATTAGATCCAAAGTCCGGGAGTGAAGCAGATTATGGTCTTAGCGAAAAATGACACCGAACGAATGGGTCGCATTTGGCGTTGGCGTTTGCAGTATCGCGACCGCTTTATTACTGGGTCTGCGTTGGGTTATTAAGTCTTACCTTTCAGAATTAAAGCCCAACTCAGGGTCATCTATGAAGGATCAATTAAATCGACTAGAAAAGCGTGTCGATGATCTATTTACTATAATTAGCAAGTCATAATTTAATTATGGCGAACACACGGAAACGCACTAAACGCAAAAAAGTCAACCGGAGAATAGTTCGCCGTACTCCTGATCCTTTAACTAAGTTAGAGGTTTTTTATATTGCAAAACATGAGATATTCAAAGCAGCAAAGAAGGCCGGTTTCTCCGAGTCTGTTGCGCTTTATCTAATGGATAATCCTGAGTCCATGCCTGATTGGATTGTAGGCGATAAGGGAATTATCCCAACTATTCCTACTCCAGATGAGGATGAAGATTAAGCGCATAGCGTTTGTATCAGATCTCCAAGTGCCATTCTTTGATGAGAAGGCAACGAAGTCAGTCGGCCGTTTTTTGGCCAAATGGAAACCCCATCGCACTATCTGTATTGGCGATGAAATTGATTTACCACAACTCGGGGGTTTTAATGCTGGAACTATTGACGAGATGGTGGGTAACATCCATGAGGATCGATTACTAACTCAAGAAGTATTAAATTATTTAGGCGTTACCGATGTACTTGGATCAAATCACGGAATTAGACTTTATCGATCTATTAAAAAAAGATTGCCAAGCTTCTTAAATCTGCCAGAAATGCAATACGAAAAGTTTTTAGGTTACGATAAATTAGGTATTAAATTTCATCCTTTTGGTTTAGATTGGGCTCCTGGCTGGACTGCTGTGCATGGGGATGCTTTCCCACTATCTCAGGTACCTGGTCAAACGGCCTTAAATGGGGCTAGAAGGCTAGGAAAGAGTGTGGTTTGTGGTCATACCCACAGATTAGGGGTATCGGCCTTTACAGAGGCTTCTAGAGGCCAATTAGGGCGTACTCTATGGGGAGTAGAAGTCGGAAATTTAGTCGATTTGAGTAGTTCAGGCATGGCGTATACAAGGGGTTATGCAAATTGGCAAACTGGCTTCGTTGTAGCTTATGTAAAAGATCGTAAAGTACAGGTAATTCCAATACCTATTAATGCCGATGGCAGCTTCATATTTGAAGGCAAGGTATATGGGGCGTGAAACCGATTATCGGGATAGGACGATTGATGACCATATCGATGACTTTGAGGATATTAGCGTTATCTAATCGTTATAAAACACGCGCTAAGAAGTTATTGCGCTGTCGGTAAATCCAGTCATACTAATCCCAACGCAAACGAATGTTTTGCGGAACGGGAGCAATAATGGAAATCGTTGGAATGTGGTTATTAATTGCC